TTTTAAAACTTAACATATATTAATAAATATTTATATGGCACTAAGCGACGATATACGTAAAATGGGCGAACTTTATTGTGAAAATCTGGGGTTGGGACCCCAAGCAATAGGAACCACGCAACCATCTCCTAGCATTCCGGCAGAGGTTCGCCAGGATCCGGTCAAAATCAAAGCAGAGTTTTTGAGTTATTTGAAGGGTTTACAGGGACCAGAAAAGAAAAAGTTGGCCCTGGAAGTTTTGGATACTATTCTTTGATTCGATAAAACCTGATTGCAGTTACCCGGGTGCTTTTATCCACGATTCCTCCTCGAAAAATCTCAACTTTGTTTCGATGCATCAAAAGCTGTAAAGCACGTCTACCCACACTTTCGCTAATTTTTAGCTCTCTACAAAGCTGGGTAAAAGTTTTCCAACCAGGACCGACTGGACGGCGTTCTTTTGTTTTTGCATATTCACAATAAAGTTGATACCAGGTCTTTTTAATTGGTTTGTAAAAAACCTTGCTGGCAAGAATTTTAGATTCTGTAAGGGTAGCGCCACTAAATTTTTTTACTTTTTGCTTTTTAATTGCCCACGAAAGAAACTTTCGACAATTCTCATTGCTGTTTCGTAAAATTTCATTGATTTCTATACGGGTATACCACCTACCATCTGTAGGTCGTATTTCTTTTTTCTGAAGAACGGATTCTAGCTGTTTAACCCATTTAGACATAATTTGTACCAAATTTTTCTTTCTAGTCTGTTTTTCTTAGGATTGAATCGATATCCGTCAAAAACTTTGACTGAATTACTTATCTTGTGACTTTTCATTAAACGCAATATTTTGCTACGGGCAAAACCTGTTTTCTGTTCAAGTTCTTTTACAGTATACCAATCTTTTCCTTGCGGCAAACGTTGGTTATCTTTTTGGTACTGGTAATTTTTAAAATATGTTTTCCAATTACCTCTTTTTAATCGATACCAAACATGTTTTTGAATGAACCCTCTTTCATTTCTTATATTTCCAGAATATAGTTCACACTTTCCTTTTTGTCGCAATTCATTCAGGGCGACTCGCAAAGTATGAAAACTCATGTAACATATTTTTGAAAGTTCATGTAAATCCATCCACCCAGGACCATCGGGGCGACGTTCATCTCTCCCAAGCTCCCGGAAAAGAAAACTGGACCAGGGATCCCGGTTTTTGTTCTTGATTACGAATTTTTTTCTATGCATGGGCCCATTATAACAAATATAATGGCTTGTCAACTATAGATTTTTACGTTGGTAGGAATGATGTATTTGCGTCCCCGCTCTTTGGCTTGATAAACCTCATGGGTATTGTCCGAATGAATCAGACCAAAAGCCCATCCATGCTGCCAACGGAGCGGTCTTAATTGTTGACGGTTATATTCCGGAGCCAAATTGCTCAAACAACCAATATTCCAAGCTTCCCGCAGATCATGACTTACGCTTCTGAAATAATCAATTGCATGAGTGTGACCAAACAGAACATTGCCATAAGCGTCTGCATGTTGCTTGGATCCGTGCATGTTGTGACCATACCCATGAACAAATCTGAGTGTCCCGCATTGATATATTCCGTTTTTAACATGGTAAGGATACATGCGAACCCGGTGCTTTTTGTTCAAATCTTCCATTTCTTCAATCACCTTGGTAGCAAAATCCCGCTTTAATCCATTTGCCCCATTTTTTTGCAAATCAAAAATGCGTTCGTCGTGATTGCCCCTCAAAAATATTCTCTCACTTCCGAAACTGAAAAACTTCTTGAAGAAATCCACTCCAGCATACCAATCTTCTTCCATGCTTTGGGTTTTGTCATATTCGGCGTCTGCATTTTTTCGGATTGCCCGGAAATCCCAAACATCCCCGATACAAACCACCAGATCGGGCTTGTAGTCGCGCATGAAATTATAAAGACATTTCAGCCCAACTGCATCCGATTCATCTCCGTGTATGTCACCAGCCGCAACAAACTTGATTGATTTGGCCATAAATTTATATTACATGATTTAGCGTAATTTCAACTGGAAGGTTCGGGAATATATTTATTCAGGATTGGTAATATTTTATTTTCCAAAGTATTGAATGCATTATTGGCATCCACGGTAACGTTTAAAAGATCAGCTTTTTCCTTGTCGGTTAGCTTGTCGATTATCAGGGCTTTACGAACCAGATCCACCAGATACGCAACACCTTGCGTATCCAATTTTTCCCGGGGTGCTTCTGCTTCAGGGGCGGGTGCTTCTGGTGTTTCAGCCGGAGCTTCTGCAGCCGGTTCCTCGGGCAATTCAGCCGGAGGTTGCTCGTTTAAAAGCATATATTTATTTTTTAAAATTTGATCAAATTTCATTTAATTTGGCTGAGTCTTTGATTTATTTTGCTGAGTGCTCCCACAAATCCAGCAACCGTTTTGCGTGTAGCTGTGTCAACAATCCGCTGATCTTGGGGACTCATCAAGGTTCGCAAAATTCCCACTTGTTGTTTGCTCATGGCACTTTTATCAAACCCACCGGTTGTGGATTCCTCTTCTTCATCGTCAGCATGTGGGGTGATGGAACCTTTTGGATCCACTTTGAATTTTCCTTTTTCTCCATCCACATCATAGCTGACAATTGCGCAGGTATTTTTAATTCCTTCGTATTTTGCTTTGCCGGATGAAAGCATTTTATCGACTGTGTCTTTTTGCAAAGGATTCAATTCATCTTTTTTAATATCCAATTTTAAATATTGTTGTTCCAAAAGTTTTAGAAATCGTGACATATTAAGTATTTATTCAAGTTTCATAGCATAATTCTTCTTTAGTATGCTATTTGAAAGATTATATTGTTCCAACACCTTTTGTATGTCCTTCATGTTGAACTTTTTACTATTTTGCTTCAGTATGGTGTTTATGATCTTGGCAACAATCTTTTTATAAAATATTTTATCGGTGCTCAATACCTTGCTGAATTGCTCAAATGTTCCTTCGTATTCTATGACGGTAAAGCAAAGATATTTTTCAAATTTTTTAAGAATTTTGATGCACAAATCATAAATTTGTTTTTCATCAAAGTGTTCCGTCACTTCCAAGTCGGCACTCATTTTCTCACAAACAACAAATGCCACGTCTTCTTTTTGTTTTTTGATCACAAAATTGGAAAGCAAAAAGTTGGCCAGATGGTAAACAATTGTGTTTCGGGCATCTTTGTTGCGATTCAAAGGTCGGTTCAGGATTTTGAACTTGTGACAGGAATCCAGGATACGGTTTTCCATCCGATTGGAAAACGCATCCCAAAAATCCACAAAGACAATGTTATCCTTCTTTTGCATGTTTAAACCAGTATTCCTTTGGCTTTCCGAGTCGGCAATTAATAATTCCATTGTAGTACTCCGGTTTTTTTATCACTTCGTTTTGAATTTGCAACAGTATCTCTTCATAAGACATTTCCCATTTGTTTTTGCAAAATTTAAGTATTTCAAACCGGAAATTTTCTTTTCCCAGCTTTTCTATATCTTCATTCAGTTCCCGGCATGAACCGGTATATGTTTTCCAATCGCTTTCTGCATATGAAATTTTGCTGTTTTTTCTGCTTTTAAGTTTTCTTTTTTTACGAAATTGCAGTTGTTTTTTTCCAATATATTTTCGGCTGTTAGAAAGATTGGTAATCAAATAAATGAATCCGAAACTTTCGGGTTCAAATTTTTCACAAATCCAATGTCCCGTGTCATTCATCCAAGCTTTCGGTGTTGAATCAGTATTTTTTTCTTTTTACCTTTTCTTTTTTTCGAACCCAACGCAAAAGGAATGCGAGCATCACCTGGTGCATATCGATCCGCACTGCTGATAGCATCTGGCGGGCTGAAGATTGTTCCCACGCTAGGACCAGAACCAAAAACGCCACCCACACCGGCCACGTTATCCTCCTTGAGGATTTTACTAAAAATGTTTGAAAAAAGACCCATATAAGGTATTTATAAGAAATGGAACCGGAAAAGCTGCTGGAAGAACTGAAGCAATTTTTGCAATTTGACGAACT